CGAAGATGCGGTTGGCGCTGTTCCATCCCATGTCAGCGGTCCTTTCGGTTGCGGTAGAGGTGTACGGCGGTGGCTACACCGAGTGCGGTGATGGCGGTGAGGTAGAGGAGTGGGAGGGCGAGTCCGTGGGCGCGGGACCAGTCGACGGCGATCACGAGGTGCCGCCGATCGTCAGCTGCCCGGCCGCCTCGACTGCGGCGCGGCGGGTGGCTGCTGCGGTCTCGCGGTGGTGGTCGCGGTCGTAGTGCAAATGGCAGCCCTGGCACATGGCGCGGAGGTTCTCGTCCCGGCAGTCCTCCGGGGTGTGGTTGAGGTGCGCCACGGTGAGCACGACCGTGCTGCCGGTGCCGTAGGCCTGGCCGCCGTTGCGGTTGGGGCAGCGTCCGGTGTGGGTGCCGCGCCCGCATTCGCCGCGGCATTCGCATCGGCCGGCGGCGCGCACGGTGCGGATGCGGAGGCTGATGTCTCGCCAGTTGCTGGGGTAGCGCCCGCGGTTCTCGGGTCGGATGGGCATCAGGCTGCCTCCTGGTCGGTGCGTGCCCACGAGGGCGCTGTGCGGGCGCTGGAGGTGCTGGGGGCCGCTCGGAGGACGCGAGACCCCCGCGACGCCCTGCGCGCCCGCCACGCAAGCGCTGAGCGTGCAAGCCGGGGCAGGAGTGGCGCATGCCCGCAAAGCCCGGCAGCGCCGCACAGGACGGTGATGAGGTACAGCCCGAACGCGATCACGACGGCTGCTCGTCGTCGACGGGCGCCTGGAAGCGGCCACAGACGCAGAGGACGACCGTGCATCCGACGTCGTTCCGGTGCCAGTTCAGCGTGTGACGGCAGGCGTCGCAGCGGGTGGCCAGCAGCGCGCCCTGTGCCTCGGCCTGCGTCTCGGGCTGCTGCGCCTCGCCAGCCACACGGCTCGGGCCGGACGCGGCCTCGATCTCGTCGGCCATGCGGCGCAGCCCAATCGCAATGTCCCGGACTGTCCCGTGCTGGAGCCGGGAGTCGTGGTCGAGCGCGCCTTGCTCGGCGTCGTAGGCCTCGTTCTGGTCGGCGAGGGTGGCGTACTGGTTGGCGGCGTCACGGAGTGCGGCGGCGCGTTCCTGCCGGTAGCGCTTGGCTTCGATCTTGTCGCGTTCGGCGCCAGCGCCTCGCAGTGCGATGACCAAGTCGGCGGCCTGCTCAGCATCGGCCAAAGCCATGGCGGCTTCAGCAGCACGGGCGACCACGGCCTGAACCACTGGGTCCTCATCGATCAGGGACAGGTCTTCCTCCATCGCGTCGTGGATCGCGACCGCGTACCGCTCCTGACGGTCGGCGGGCGCAGACGGCACGGAGGGCGCGGCAGCAGCCCGGGAGGCGTCGTAGGCGGTGAGCAGCTGCTCGGCCTCGTCCCACGGCATGCCGTGCGCTTCAGGGACGGGATGCCAGCCGGGGCTGGAGAGTGCGGAGAGGACGGCGATACGCGGGTCGGTGGGCATGTGCTGCTCCTTGATCGGTGCGGGATGATGGACGGGCCGGCCGCCCGCGGCTCCAACGCGGGCGGCCGGTCCTGTGGTCAGGCGCAGATGACGCACCGGTGATCCGCGATCTCCGTGTCGTGGCAGCGCGAGACGCAGCCGCGGCAGTACGGCGTGAGGTGGTAGCGGGCGCGCCCGTCGAACCGGGTGTCGGCCGGGTCGAACGGCTGCTTGCACTTGCCGCAGATCTCGGACGCCTCTACGGCCGACTGCTCTCCGGCGCGGGTCGGCCACCACTCCTCGTGCTTCTCCTGGCGGCAGACCGCACACAGCCCGTCGTGGTCCGTGAAGCACTCGCACTCACGGCAGTTCGACACGGGCCGGGCCGGGGCCTCACCGCCCTGCATGACGTTCACGCAGATCTGGCAGAGGCCTTCGGGGAGTTCGGCGTCCGGCCCAGTCGTGGTGAGCTGCTCCTCGGGAACGACGGCCATGGCTTCGCATGCGGTCGGGGCGAGGACTCCGGGGTCGGGCAGGCCGAAGAAGATCGGGCTGGCGAAGATGTGGCGGGTCTTGGGGTCGGCGTCGGCGTAGGGGCTGTACGGGTTCGGGGCGAGGCTGGCCATTGGTGTCTCCGTTGTCCGTTTGATGCCGTGGCGGGTGGTTGGACGGGCGTTCCGTTGGCGCGGGGTCAGGCGGGCTGGTTGGCGAGCTGGAGCAGGACCGCGGCGTGGCAGTGGTCGGGCTGTCCGGGCTCGGGGGGCGGGCACCAGCACATGAGGTCCCGGCCCGCGAGCTCCTCACGGACAGCGGCAGCCAGCGAGGGCGCCTCGTCGAGCCAGCGGCGGAACATCTCGACGGCCTGCTCGCGGGTGGCGTCCTGTACGAGGTGCCACGTCACGGTCTTGTCCGGGTGGACGAAGGCGTGGCGCTGGCCGGAGGTCTTGCCGAGGCGTCCTTCGCGCTCCCACTCGCTGCCGTCGAGGGCAGGCGTGCGGATCTGGGTGCAGGGGTTGCCCCACTTGCTGCCGCGGCCGACGTAGATGGCGTCTGCGGGTGCGCGCCAGCCTTTGGTGCGGCGGCGTTGGATGCGGCGGGGTTCGTCGAGGGTGGTCTGTCGGGGGTTCATGCGCTGTGCCTTTCTTCGTGGTTGGTGGTGGGGTGTTGGGGTCGGTCGGGGTGGCTGCCGGTGGCGGGGTCGCAGCCGATGTGGGTGTCGTATCCGCGGCTTGCCCAGTCGGTGTTCATGGGGGTCTCGCAGATGGTGCAGAGGGGGGTGTCTGTGACACCTGTGCCGGGGCTTCCCTCCCCCTTCCCCTCTCGTAGAGGGGGGGAAGGGGGGGAAGGGGGGGTTTCCGCGGGTTCCCGCGGGGTTTCCGGGGAATGGTTGACCTGGGGTTTTTGCGATCCCTTGAAAGTTCCCGGGGAACGTTCCCCGGGAACCCCTTCCGGGAAGGTCTCCGGGAAGGTTTCCCGGGAACCCAAGTTGTCCCGGTTTTTCCGAATCCGGACCGCGTCGGCGATCTTGTCTTTTCCGGCCCTGATACCGGCCGTCGCAAGCGCCTTGATCGTGCGCGGGTTGCCCGCGTCGTTCGGCAGGCCGAGGCTGTCGATCTTCTGGATCAGCCACTCGACGGAGCCCTCGACGGCCTGCTCCGGGCGGTCGTACTCCATGAGGACGTGGCGGGTGCAGCCGGGCCGGTAGCGGTCGCCGTCCTTCTGCGACTGCCGCACCAGGACGAAGGCGTCGGGGCCGATCCCGGTGCGGGTGTGGGTCCGCTTGAGGACGAGCGTGCCGCCGCCCTGCGCTCTCAGCTCCCACACGTGGTCGACGTCCTGCGTCTTCGCGGACGAGCCGCGGGCGCCGCGCTCGCCGTCCTTGCCCATGTGGTCGAGGCGCACCGAGGCGATGCCGGCGCGCTTGAGGGGGAGCAGGGTGTGCCGGTAGAGGGACAGCCAGGTGTCGGCGTCGTTCTCCGGGCCGGAGATGAACCGGGACACGGTGTCGAGGCAGACGAGTTGGGCTTCGGTCTCCTTGACCATGGCCATCAGGTCGGCGCCGCCGCCCGCGGTGTCGAGGGGGCGGATCGGCGGGAAGCTTGCGTAGGTCATCAGGCCCATGCGTCCCGGGCCCGCGCCGTAGGACAGGAAGCGTTCCTGGATGTCCTGGTGGCCGTTCTCCGCGTCGACGTACAGGAGGGGGATCGGGGCCTGCGGGCGGTCGCCGAGGAAGCTCTGGCCGGTGGCCATGCGCCACAGCCACTCTTGGACGACGAGGGACTTACCGGCCTTGCCTTCGCCGACGATGGTGATCTGCTGGCCGGGGCCGAGGAGTTTGCCGGGCAGGAGTTGGACGCTGCCGAAGTCGGTGGCGAAGAACGGGTTCCAGTCGAGGAACGCGGCGGTGAGGTGTGAGGGGCCGTGGCCGGTGGTGGCGCGGCGCTCCTCGTACTGGCGGTGGTCGGCGTCGAGCTTGTCGAGCTCTTCGGCAGTGGCGCCGAGTTGGATCTGTGCTTTGACGCGGTTGGCGTGTTCGTCGTGGCGGCGGATCTTCGCAACGTCGGCGATGCGTTCGGCGAAGGCCTGCGCCATCGTCGGGGAGATCGTCTCGGCGCCGAGGCGGTCGAGGAGACGGCCGTCGTCGACGGTACGGAGCTGCTTCTGCTTCTCGATCTCGGCGCGGACGGTGATGGGGTGGAGCTGCTTCTGTTCGGCGACCATGCCGCCGACCACGTCCCAGATGAGGCGGACCGCGGGTTGGTAGATGTCGTCCCGGTCGAGGACTTCCGCGCATTCGAGGAAGGCTGTGCGGCTGTGCATGATGACGCCGGCCATCCAGTTTTCGGCCTCGGCGTCGTGGGGGCTGGTGCGTGTGAGGCCGTCCTGGTCCGCCTGGTCGCGCGGCATGTGGCGGACGTTGTCCACGGGCGGTTCTCCTCAGAAGAGCGTGGTGGGTTCGGCGGGCGGGCATCGGTGGTCGGCGACGTGGTCACCGTGGGGGCAGTCGGGCGGGTGCCAGGGGTCGAGCCAGACGAGCCGCCGGGTGCCGACCCGGTTGGTGCGCAGGCACCAGATGAGCCGGTTGGGCTCGCTCAGTTCGGCCTGCCGTGCGGGGGTGAGCGGGGTGAGGTCCGCGATGACGTTGAGTGCGGCCCGCTCGCCGACCAGCTGCTTGATGACGGGGGCCCGGCACGCGGGGCAGCGCTGGGGGTTGCTGCCCCGCGGCCGGGCGGCCATCAGGCGGGCGTCCCGTTCATGACCGGGGCTTCGATCTGCTCGCCGATGGCTTTCAGCACGTCAGCGAACGCGGTCCGCCTCACCTCGTCGGGCCGCTCCAGCTTGTAGCCGAGGGTCAGTCCGTTCGGGGTGATGCGGTGCCGCAGGCGGGCGGTCAGCCGGTAGCCCTCGGATCCCTCGAACGGCACGAGCCCGATGACGAACGATTCGGGAACGGAGAGCTGCCCTTTCTGCCCCGCCTTCGTGGTGCCGGTCTCCACGTACTGGAACTGCCGCTGCCCGGAGGAGAGGCGGGTCGCGGACTGGAAGTCGACTTTCGTCGTCGCCTGGAAGGATTGGGCGATCTCCAGCATGTCCGCGGCCGAGGGCTCCAGGAGCTCGGGGAGGTGGTCGGCGAGGAACTCGGCGAACGTCTCCTGGTCCATCAGCTTGCCGTCGCGGGCCATCCACTGTTTCCAGGCTTCGGTCTCGCGCAAAGAGAGAGCGAGGCGGTGGCCGGACCAGCGGGCCGCGGTGGCGGTGTGCGCGTCGAGGACAGCAGTGATGGCCAGCCGGTCCGAGTCGGCGTACACCTCAGTGTTCTCGTCGGCGTGCTTGCCGTAGTAGGCGAGGAAGGACTCGGCGTCGCGGACGGTGGTGGTGCCGCGCTTGCGGACCGGGGCGTCCTTGTACTCCTCGCCGGTGAGGTCGACCTTGTGGACGCCGGCCGGAGTGTTGAAGGCGTACACCTTGCCGGGGGTCAGCTCGACCGGCGGAACGGTGCGGACGGCGGTGTCGACGATGGTCTGCGCTTCGCCGTTGGTGGAGGAGAGCTCGGTGTAGGTCACGGTCAGGCGTCCTTGAAGGTGTTGTTGGCGGGGGCCGTGCGGAACTCGATGGCCATCTGGCGGGGGTCCTCGCGGACGGGCAGGCCGTCGTCGTCGAGGAAGTAGAGGGACTTGACCGGGGTGGGCTTGGGGGCCTTCACGGCGGACTCGACGCCGATGGGGAGCGGCGCGCTGTCGACCCCGTTGGCGGGCGGCTCGACGACGATCGTGATGACCATCGAGCCCTTCTTGCCGTGGGCGCGGACCGCTTCCAGCAGGGTGTGGAACTCGGCGGACAGCTCTTCCTCGGTGCGGCCGTTGAGGTGGCTGGCGAGGAACGCGGCGACGGGCGCCTTCTCGGTGATCTCGCCCGTGGTGGGGTCGGTGTGCGTGCTCATGCGGCGATGGCTCCTTGCTGGTTGGTGGTGTGGTGGATGGCCGGGCATACGGCCCGGTGGTCGGTGGGTTCGTTGGCCACGAAGTCGCGGACCGCGATGGGGCCGGTGACGGTCGGGGAGGCGTGGCCGCAGCGGACGCATTCGAAGCGGGCGCGGGGCTGGCGGGTGTACTTGATCTGGCCGGCGCGGTCGCCGTGCTTGATCTCGTGGCCTTCGCCGAGGTCGACGAACAGGGCGTCGCGGACTTCCTGGCGGCCGGTCATGCGGCGGCCTTCCCTCTGCGGGCGCGGTCGCGGAGCCTCTGATGCAGGCGCGCCCGCTGCCGAGGTGACAGGCCCGCGAACACCCCGAACCGCGAGGCTGCGGCCCGGCCGCCCTCATGGCGCATGCAGTCGGCGAGGCATTCCCGCCGAACGGGACACGCCGCGCAGATCGCGCGGGCTTGGCCGATGCCGTCGACGGTGTTCGTGGGATAGAACCAGTCGGGATCTACGTCCTCGGCGCGGCAGGCGGCCTTCGCCAGCCAGGTGTGGGCGGGTTCCTGGGTGAGGCTGTAGGCGGAGGCGGTCATGACGCCACCGCCTGATGCTCGGCCCGCAGGGGGAAGACCTCGGACGCTGCGGCCAGGGTGGTGCCGGTGCGGCGCAGCCGGTTGTCTGCGTCCGCGTTCGCGCGGCGGCACGGCGGGCAGATCTCCGTCTTCTCCTGGAGGTGCTGCCGGTAGCCGGTCCGGGTGCCGCAGATCCCGCGTTCCTGCTGGTCCTTGAGGTGAGCGGGCAGGATGCAGTTGGTGACGCCGCACTCCGAGGTCACGCGGCCGTCGGGCGCCCGTCCGCGGTCGAGGGTGAACACGAACTGCTTGGGCGTGAAGACCTGCCCCTTGAAATGGACCTGGCGGGTGCCGGTCCATGCGGCGTGCCCGTCCGGGAGGGGCGTGGCGCTGGCGTTGAAGATGCCCCGCATGGTGGTCGGCTTGGGGGTCCTTGCTGCTTTGCGTGCTACGGCCTGGCCGACGGGGATCTGACGGCGTTTCGCGGTGCGGCGGACACTGCGTCGTTCCTGCTCAGTGAGCCCGCCGAAGATGCCGGAGTCGATTCCCTCGGTGAGAGCGAACTGGAGACAGGCTCCGGCGGAGGGGCAGCGCCGGCAGACGTTCTTGGCCTCCTCGATGGCAGGGAGCCAGGGCCCCGAGTCGCCTTTAGGGAAGAACAGTTCAGGATCTTCGGTGCGGCAGGCGGCTTGGTCGCGCCAGTCCTTGGCGCGTTGGGTGGTGGGGACGGCCCCGCTGTAGTGAGTCACCGCGCGGTCACCGCCTCGCGCTCCGGCCACACGCAACCGGCCAGCGCAGCGCTGTACTCCGCCGGGATCTCCGCGAGCGGGAAGCCCAGCCAGTGGCAGCCAGCCGCGGCAAGCGCGAACCCGTCGCACTGGTCGTTCGCGCCTGGCCCTTCGAAGGTGCGGCCGTACAACTGCTCGGCCGCGGCCCGCATCTGCGCCTTCGAGGCCTTGCCGTACCCGGCGAAGAACAGCTTCAGCGACGACGGCGGGACGATGGCGTACGGGATTTCGCGGCGCCACAGCCAGTGCTGCACCATGACGCGGAGCCCGGCGAGTTCTTCGTGGCCGCCCTGTCCGGCGTGGCCGAAGGAGGGGCCTTCGAGGACGACGAGGTCGGCGTTCTTGAGGAACGAGCCGATCTCTTCCATGAGGTAGGCGAGGCGGGGGTTCCCGCGGAGTGCGGCCTTGGGCTTGACGTAGTCGGTCCATTCGGCGGAGCCGATGCCGGTGCAGCGGAGGGAGAGGTCGCCTCCGATGACGAGGGGCCGGGGCCCGGCCGCCACAGGGGCGGCCGTGGCCGGGGTGTCGAGGTCGAACAGTGTGGTCACTGGCCCGCCTCCGCGTCCCACATGTCCGCGACCTGGCGCAGGACGTACGCCGCGGACCGCTTACTGAGGCCATTGGCTACGGCCTCGATCGACACGCCGCCCTCAGTGGAGCCGGGGCGGATGATGACGAAGGCGAGGGCGTCGGTCCCGTCGACCGCGGTGATGGTGGTGTCGTCCATGGGTCAGTCCCCCTTGGTGGTGTTGAAGTGGCCGCATGAGCGGCAGATCAGTTCGTTCGTCACCCGAGTCCGCGCATGGACCGTGTCCCGGCCCTCAGCCCGGCAGCGGACCGTCACCTCGACGAGCGCCTCAACCGGGCGCAGGGACGGGTGCGGGGCCCGGTGCCGGCCGCCCGGAGCGGGCCACACCCGGAACACGGCGGTGAGTCCGGCGAGGCTGACCATGAGCGCGCACGCCCCGACCGTGATCTGCTCGGTCATTCGGCACCCCCGACCGGGCGCAGCGGCCAGTGACCGTCGATCACGGCGTCGGGGTCGTGCTTGTCCTTCGCCTTCTCCTTGTTGCGGAGCCACGCCTGGTAGCGGACGGCGTCCTCCCGGTACCAGTCGACCTGCCGCGCGTGAAGCTCCTCGACGGTCAGGTCCCGCACCGAGTTGAAGCGGTTCGGCCGCAACGCCTGCACCCAGTCGGGGCGCTGCCGGTACGGGGTGTGTGCGATGACGCCGATCCGGTACGCGGCCCGCGCGGACATCCACGCGTCGTACTCAGCGCCGTGCGCCTTCTCCTCGTCCCAGTCCAGGCCGTACGTCTCGGCCGTGGTCCGCATCTGGTACGGGCCCTGGTCTTCGGAGATCCGCTTACGGAACGGTGCGCACTGCCGGTCCAGGACCATCGTGTCGATGACCCGGGTGAGGGGCTGGCGGGTGATGCCTTCGAGGCTGTCGCCGAGGTGGCGGCGGCACTCGCGGTCGAGGAGGTTGAGGTCGTAGCCGCCGAGGTTGTGCCCGACCAGCGGGACTCCGCCAGCCACGACTTCGGCGATAGCTTTCGCGATCTCGCCGACGCCCTGTTCTGCGGGCTGGCCGTGCTTGGCGGCGTACTCGTCGGTGATCTTGTGGACTGCGATGGCGCCGGGCTCCATCGGGATGCCGGGGTTGAGGAGCCAGGTGCGGACGTCGGGGGTGCGGCCGACGCCGCCGAGGATGAGGGCGCAGGTGACGATGCGGGCGGTGTCGGCGTCCTTGTCGCTGGATTCGAAGTCGAGGGCGGCCATGTGCTCCAGGTGCCAGCTCACTCGGCACCCCCGGCGGCGCGCTCCTTGCCGATGCGGACGACCATCGCGCCGATCTGCTCCTCGACACCCACCTCGTTCGTGACCAGCGCACCCAACTGCCGGGTCGTCCCGAGCTCGTGGTGGATCTGCCGCAGCCGCCCGGCGCTCGTCTGCGGGTGGCAGATCTCGTCGAGGTACTGCACCGCGGGCCGCACCGGGGTTTCCCCGCGCTCGACGTGCGAGGCGTCGGGGTCCTTGTCGTGCGTCGGCGTGAGGCCGCCCGTCAGGAGCAGGACCCGCAGCGCCACGGACTGTGCCTTCGCGGTGCCCTTGTCAGCGGAGTCGAGGGCCTCGCCGCGGCTCTTCAGCAGCATGGGCAGGGTGTCGCCCTTCGGGCCCATGACCAGCCACGAGACGGTCGCGGTGCACTCGCGCTGCTTGTTGCCCTTGGACGTGGTGGTGTCGCGGTGCTCCGCTTCCACGCCGACGGGGAAGATGTTGATGCCGTGCTTCAACGTGACCGGGCCGAAGGTGTTGACGACCGTGTCGACGCCGCGGAAGTTGAAGCGGGTGCCGCCGCCGTTGTATTGCTCCGACTTGGAGATGGCGCGGACTTCCTTGCGGACGCGGAGCCACGCAAGGTGGACGGGGACCATCTCCGGGTCGTCGTCGCCCGGCTCGTACCCGGCCATCGGGTCCGGCGCGGGGAACTGGTCGACGAACTCAGGCGGGAGCTGCAAGTCGTCTTGCTGCTCGTCGGCCAGGATGCGGCCGGCGGCTGCGGCTGCGTTCTCGCGCAGTCCCATCAGGAGTCCCCCTTGTAGTTCTTGGCGATGTCGATGCGTTCGGTTGGGTTCGGGGCGACGCACGCGGCGTAGGCGTCGGGCCACCGTTCGGCGAGCTGCTCCAGGTCGACGCGCGGGGCGGCGTTGCTGGGCTCCAGGGAGTAGGCGCGCTCCCCGCCGATGAGGGCCTGCTGCGCCGGGCCGAGGGCGGCGATCATGCGGGCCTTCGCCTGGGCTTTGGCCTTCCTTGCGGCGGACTCGGCCTTCTGCTCGCGGCCGTAGTCGAGGAGTGCGTCCAACGCGTCGTCGTGGCGGTCGATGTCCACCGCGCCGGAGCGGTTCGGGTGCAGGCGGCGGAACATCTTCACGAGGGCTTCGCCGTCACCGGACGGCTCCGGCGGCACCCCGGCCTGTACGTGCTCGTTCCAGAACTTGTCGACCGCGGTGGTGATGTCGGCCGTCACGTCCGTGTACTGGTCGGCGCGGATGGTGCCCTGGTGGTACTCGTTGCCGCCGATCAAGACCGCGTAGTGCATGTGCTCGTAGCCGTTGACGATGATCTGCCACAGCACCTGTGCGGTGACGTCGTCCGGCGCCCCGGCATGCCACTGCGCGGACTTGAACGCGGACCGCGTCTTCACTTCCAAAGCGCAGGGGGTCTGCTCGTCCTCGGCGAGCGGGCACTCGGTGACCCGCCGGTCGAGGGTCGTCATCCAGTGCGGGTGGTCGACGTGAGCGACGAGCCCGATGCGGCGGATCACGGAGCGGTTCTGCATGGCCCAACGTCGGGCGACGGGCTCCTCGTTGACGGTGCCCCAGTAAGCGGCCTCGCCTGCGTCGTCGACGTCGTGGCCGGTCTTGTCGTAGTAGACCTTCAGCGGCGGGGTGTAGTCGACGAGTCCGAGGATGGCGGGGACGTCGGAGGAGCCGATGCCGGAGCGGCGGGCGGTGAGCCAGTCGGCTCGGTCGGCGGTGGCGGGGAGGATGAGGCGGCCGGTCGGGGTGACCCGGCGGCCAGCGGCCGGGCTGGTGGGCCCGGCCGGGGCTGCGGTCGTCATCAGGCGTCGTCCTTCCTGACGGTGTAGAAGCGGCGCGGGGTGCCGTCGCCGTGGCGGTCGAGGTGGCCGTCCCGGTGCAGATCGGCGAGATAGCGGCGTGCGGCCATGCGGAGGACATGCGTGCCGACGAGCTGGTGCCACGCGCGCCTGACGCGACCAGTGGTCCACTCGCCGCCCTCCGTCTGGATCGCCTCCAGGAGGAACTTCCGGGAGTTGCGCGCCGGGTGGGCAGGACGGGGGTCGTTGCCGAGCTTGTAGAAGCGGCGCCCGCAGTGCTCGGCGGGAACGAGGTGTGCGCGCCGAGCGAGGTCCCGGAGGTCACGGCGGGCGGTGCTCCTGCTGGCCGTGGCCCACTCGCCTGACTTGGCGTAGATGTTCAGCGCCCGCTTGGTGGTGACCGGGCCGCCGAAGTTCCGGAGGACGGTGAGCAGATAGGTGCGGCGGGTCTCGGTCTCGGTCACTGCTCGCCTCCCTTTCGGGTGGTGGTGGGTGCGAGTGCGATGCCGATGAGGCAGACCGCGCCGGCGGCGAGGGTGCCGACGGCGGATGCGCCAGCCCCGGTGAAGGGGATCGAAATGACGGTGCTGACGCAGGCGGCAGCCGTGGTGACGGCCGTCCAGTGGGCGGCCTGGCGGGCGGTACGGCGGCCGGTCACGGGCGCGCCCCGATCTGTTTCGTGTGCAGCAGACCGAGATCGGTGGCGATCGCTACCGCATGGGCCCCCGTCCGGGCGCCGAGCACCTTGTAAAGGCGTGCTCGGTGGGTTTTGACGGTTTCGGTGCTTCGGCACATCCAGCGGGCGGTGGTCTCCGCGGTCTCGCCGGATGCGAGCCCGACGAGGACGGCTTGGAGCTGGTCGCTGAGGACCATCTGCGGTGTCTTGCCGCGTGAGAGTCGGACGGCGACGTGGTCGGCGAGGCGTTCGGCTTGGGGAACGGTGAGGGGGAGGTCGAGGTCGTCGGCAACATTGAGGATGTGCTGCCGCAGATTGAGGACGGTGATCACTTGGCCTCACCCGCCTTGGTGACGTCGATCCAGCCGCCCATGTCGTCGGAGTCGAACGGCGACCAGGTGACGTCGCCGTCCTCGACGCGCCAGCCGAACGCGACCTGGTAGGTCCCGCAGGGGGACTCGTCCAGGTACTTGACGAGGAAGCGGATGGTGGAGGCGTGGTGCTCGCGGGCGTAGGTGTGGCCGGGCTGGAAGAAGTCGGGAGTGACCGCAGCCCCTGCGGGGGTGGTCTTCTCCTCGGCGTCCGCGTTGAGCAGCGCCACCAGGTACGCGGCCAGCACCGGGGAGTACGTCTCGAACTGCGGCCACGGGCAGCAGTCGTAGACGCCTTCCTCGTCGCGGGTGGGTCCGCCTGGGTAGTCGTCGATCATGTGCAGTGCGTCGCTGCGGTCTCCGGTGCAGGTGAGGGCGACGCCGGAGGGTGACTCGCTGTCGGTGTGGATGATCCGCCACCGCGGGCGGTCTCCGGTGTCGTGGGCGATGAGCGGCGCGACTGCGGCGCGGGCCTTGGTGAGCGCCTCGGGTTCCTGCCCGGCGAGCACCTCATCGCGGTAGTTGTGGGCCAGCCGGTACGCCTCGACCGCGTCGAGCCGCAGGGACAGGGCGACGTGCAGTTCCATGGCGGCACTCACGCGGCACCTGCCTCACGCTGGCCGGGCACCGGGCGCGGGGCCGCGATCTCGGTCAGCCGCTCCGCCATCCGACCCACCGCCGGGCCGTACAGGGGGATCAGACCGTCGGCCGCGTACTCCTTGACCATCCGCTGCATGGCCTCGTCGAACTCGTGACGGGCATGCGAGTTCGGTCCCTGCGCCACAGCCGACCGCAGCAGGTCCGCCATGTCCGACAGTTCTTCGGCGAGCGCCTCCGGGTCGTCGTCCGCCTTCGCGATCAGCTCGGCGAACACGGCCTTGAACAGGAAGCTCGACACGTCGAGTTCGGCGCCGGACAGAGTCGCGGCCACTCGGACCGGGAACGGGCCGTCCACCGGAGTCGCCTCGTCCGGAGTGAGCGCGACCGCGGTCACCTTCCACACCGTCCGCTCGGCCGGGACGAGCCGCTTCCCCGCAGGCTTCCGCAGGAGCCGCCACTCGCCAGGCTTGCCGTCCACCCACAGGTAGTCGTACTGGGCGGCGCTGGCGTGCTGTTGCGCGTTGCGGAGTCCCTGCTTCTGCGCGGCTTCGAGGGTGAGCGCGGTGGCGATCGGGCCGTGGTGGTTCGTGGCGACGTACGTGGTGGTCGTCATCGGAGCGCCCCCTTCGGGCTGGTGGTGAGCAGGACGATCAGCGCGGCCGCGTCCCGGCAGGCTTCACGGGACGAGCGGCCGGTCTGGCGGACGATGTGGCGGGCGTTGTCCCACTCACGGAGCAGCGGGTACGCGACCTCCGACCGCGTGGCGTCCCAGACGACCGGCTTCGCGCGGTCCACGGCGGCCGTCACCGGCTGCGGCCACGCAAAGTGGTCCGCGTCGACGAGCAGCAGGTACGGGCTCGCGGTGGCGGAGGCCATCGACAGGCCGAGGGAGAGGAACGCGGCCCACTCGGCGACGGTGTGGGTGTGGTTCATCAGGCACCCGCCTTACGGGCCGCGCGACGGGCGCGCCTGCAAGCGCTGCAAACCCGCGACCCGAACGTATTGATGAAGGTGTTGGCCTCGTCAAAAGCGTGGCCGCGCTTACAGTGCGTCTTGGCGGCATTGATGGCCGGCAGCCCCTTGCCGCGAATCGTGTTCTCACGAGACGTCACTGGCTCCAGATGGGCCGGATTGACGCAGTGGCGAACGCGGCACAGGTGGTCGAGCTGCATACCCTCGGGGATCGGGCCGACAATCTCCTGATACGCCACCCGGTGCGCCATCTGATACCGGCCGCCGAGCTTCATCTCGGCGTATCCCGAGCCGTTCAGGCGGCCAGTCCACAGCCAGCACTCCCCAGTGCGGTCCGTGCGGATTTCCAGCCGTTCCAAGGCCGGCCCTCGGAGTTGCAGGCACCCGCACGAGGAGGTTCTGCCACTCCGCAGGTTCGACGCAGGCACGTGGGCCTGGCCGCCGCAGGCGCAATTGCACAGCCAGAGCGTTTCGCGCCGCTTGTCGGTGCCGCTGACTTCGACGACTGCCAGCCGGCCGAAGGTCATGCCGGTCAGATCGAAACGCGGAGTCATTTGGTGCCACCCATCTCGGGCAGGTCCCGACCCACGCGGTACGAGTGCGACAGCGGACCGTCGTGCAGGTCCTCCAGCGGCTCCGGCCTCTTCGCGCCGCAGTACGTGCAGCGGACCGGGGAGTCGGCGAACGCACCCTTCTTGAAGAAGTGGCCCCCCACGTCACCGTCGATCACGTTCCGGGGGCAGCCGTCCTCAACAGCCGCGCGCTGCCCGGCGAGCAGGTTGCGCAGCTTCTGCACCTGCGGCGACACGTCGTCCTCGCGGAGGGCCTGCAACGGCACGTTCCGCCGCGTGATGGCATCCGGCTTCGGCTCCAGACCAAGCAGCGCCGGGGCGATGTCCTCGACAAAGACGAACCGCTTGCCGTCCTCGTTCGTCCACACCCTCGTCATAGCCGCGTCGTGCAGACGCCGCTCCAACTCGGCACCCCGGTCCTCGGCTGCGCGCTGCGCCACCGTCACCTTCAGGAGCGCCTCGTTCGTGTCGTGCCGCTCCGCCAACAACTCGGCGACCCGAGTCTGCAGCCGCTCCAACTCGCCGCCACGCATCGACTCCCACAGACCGAGCACCGCCGGGAGCGCAGCCTCCAGGCCGTCCACATCCCACGCGCCCATGAAGTAGTTGCCCGTCGACACGCACTTCTCGGGCCACGCGTCGCACATGCACAAGTGCTGGTGCGTCTCGTCGTTGACCACGCGGTTCCCGGCCGCCGCGAGCGCATCGATCTGCGCCTCAGGCAGCTCTAGCGGCCGAACCACCGGACCCGCGTCAACCGGCCCGACCGGGACGGGCAGCGCGTACGCCGACCCCGTGATCCCGTGCTCCGCCAGCTCGGTCAGCGTCGCCATCACGAACTCCGGGCAGCACTTCGGCGCATCCGCCACCGCGTACAAGCCACGGCCCTCGCGGGTCACAGCGCGCCGCATCCACACCGCACCGTCCTGCGTGTTCACGAACAGCGGGTCATGCGTCGTCGGGGCGCTCACGCCGACACCGCCGAACGAACCGTCAGCGGACCGAAACCCGCCTCAACCAGACGGAGCGTCCACGCATAGCTCTCGCCCTCGCCACAGTCCTCCGGGTTCGACGGCTGCGGGCAGGCCAACAGCAGATCCCCGGACGGCGTGTGCCCGTTCGGCACCCACACGTCACCGTCACGGTCGACGAACGCCTGCTCCAACGGAGCCTCGTTCAGGGGAAGGACTCTGATCTGACCGGAGTCCGGGGTCTGGGATGATGTGCTCAAGGTGATCCACTTCCTTCGTTGTGCTGGTGGATTGCCGAAAGTCGGGGGGTCGTCCGGGCCGGGAAGTCGGGACGGCCCTTCGGCACGTGATGGGTCAGGCGGCGTCGGCCGCGGGCCGGACGTCTTCCGCCGGCCGGGGCGCCGGGATCTCGCCCGCGGGGTTCGTCATGATCCGGCGGAGTTCCTCGACGAGTTCGTCGGGCGGCTCCGGGGCGAGTGCCACTCGGGCGCGGATCGCGGCGACGGTCTCGGGGCCGAGGATCGCGAGGCGCTCTTCGCGGGTCATGCGGCGACTCCGGCGGGCTCTTCGTCTTCGGCTTCGTCTTCGACGCGATCCATGAGGGTGCGGATGTCGACGTCGTAGGCGTCGGCGATCCGGAGCGCATTGATCAGGTCAGGTTGTGTCTCTCCGGAGTGGATCCGGTACGCGCTGCTGACGTTGACTCCGGTGCGTTTGGCGATGGCGTAGGCGCTGCGGTCGCCGTGCTGCTTGGCGACTTCACGGAGGCGAGCGACGTTGAGTCGGTACATGGGGGTGCCCTCCCTTCGCAGGTGGTGGGGCAGTTTCCCTGTCGAGGGAAACTCTGCCATGCAGATTCCCTCCCTGGCAAGGGAATGCCGGGTGCGGGAAGTAAGAGTTTCCCTTAGAATGCGCGTTCGAGTCAGCGAGTGACCTGTGTTAATGCAGGTCAGTGGCCGGATCACCGCTTTCCCACGGGAGGGAATCAGTGACTATTCCCTCCCCAGGGAAGTAGAGTTGCTGGACATGACGGATGCCCCCCAGGGACGCGAAGCCAAATTCTTCGCGCTCGTCCTCCCCGCCCTCACAGAGGCCGGCTATGCCGAGTACGGCGCGCAGCAGAAGCTCGTGGCCGAAACCGGCATGAACAAGAGCACCGCCTCGCGCCTCCTCAGAGGCGAGTCGATCCCCCACGTGAAGTTCTTCCCTGCGCTGGCCGCAGCCATCGGACTGGACCCCACCGAGCTCCTCGTCGCAGCCGAGCATCTACCGCCGGAGTACCTGGAGTCTCAACAGACACTGTCCGAAACTAATCAGTCACAGGTAGGCTCCGAAGGAATCACTCCGGAGAAGGCTGCCGACAGGCTGGGCTTCCAGGACGACGTACGGCGCGCCATTTTCGTGGGCTTCGTCAAGTCCCTGAAGGAAACCGAGCCAGAAGACGGGCAGGCCAACCAAAGCTCCGGGGGTGCAGCACAGATGTGATGCGGGGGTGCGGTTGATGAGTCTCACCGGTAAGGCACAGACCACGGCAGTAGCAGGGGTAGCGCTCCTCGCCATGGGACTGACGATGAGCGCACAGGGCCTGATGCGCAGGGACGTGCCACGCTCTCTCGACGGAACCGGCCTCACCCTCACCGCGCTTACGCTTATCGCGCTCACTCTCATTCGCAGCTGGATCGTCGACACCCGCGACGAACGCCGGGCCCTCGCCCGCGCTGAGCAGCAAGCCGAAGCCGAACGACGCACCTACGTCGCCGCGAAGGCCTCGCTCGAAAGTGAGATGGGACGCCTCAACCACGAGATGAACCTCGAGCGAGCCCGCATCGCCGCCACGCTCATTTCCGAACGTCAGAAGATGCGGGCCGAATTCGAGGAAGAGCGCCTCCAAATCACCACCGAGGCATTCCGTACTGGCGTCGAAATGGAACGCGCCGGCGCGTTCAGGCGTGACGAACCCGCCATGCCCGCCAACCTCATTCAGTTCCCGAAGCAGGGCCAGCCGAGCCAATCCGCACAACACGCTCGCTCGCGGGAACACGGAGTGGTCGGGCCCTGAACTCAGGTTCGCCCACGAACGCAAGCCGAATACGGCGCTCATCCAGCTTCCGGACGCCGGGAGCCTTGTGCAGGCGTACCGTCATGCTCTTCTTGATCACCTCGCGCTTCTGATCCAGTGTGAGCCCCCGCACCGCCGGCCGGTCCTCGATCGCGGGCCGGCCGTTCCACACCGCATCAGGATCGTCGGCCTCCAGCAGCTGGAGGACCAGCGGCGAGATGCCCGTGAAGGTGCGGAGCTTCTCTAGTGCCGCCTCCAGCTTCGGCTCCAGCTCCGACTCCATCGCCGCGAGTGAGACGGAAGAGAGCTTGAAGCGCCCCGCGTCCGCGTCGAACTCCCGGGACATCCGGCGCGCTTCGCCGAGCTGCTCCGTGTAAGCGTTGACGAGCTTCTGTGCCGAAGCCGCCATCTCCTTCACCTTGTCGTCGGCCGGGATGAGAGCGGCCCTGGCCTTGGCCTTGTCACTGAACCAGGCAAGGAGCGCTTCCTCAACGTAGGCGTCGAGGAGGGCTTCAACGATGGAGGTGTCGAACTTCTCCTTGCAGACGAGCGTTGTCTTCCGTTTGCCGCTCGGAGCGAGGTAGCGCAGTACCGCGTGGTCGCCGCACTCTCCGCACAGGGCCACGTAGGACAGGAGGTGTTTCACCTCCGTGCCTCGTTGCATTCTGCGGGCGGGGTCAGTCATTTTGGCGGTCACACGGTTGTGCATGGCCCGGCCCTGAGGGGTGTCGAGCCCCTTAATGGGAGCCCACACGGCTTTGATGTATTTGCCCTTGTGGAGCCGTTCGCCAAGGTATGCCCGATTCAACGCCATCGCTCGGACCGTCTGCTCCACCCATTGCTGTCCGTCCGGGCGTGCCGCTTCCGGCTGTGATCGAAGCCAGCGGGTGAGAGATCTGAGTGTGTGGCCCGTATCGAGGCGCTGCAACACCTGCACCACGTAGGGGCCGCGTACAGGGTCTTCGGTCTGTCCGGTGCAGCGCTTGCGCCCGTTGACTGTCTGGTACGTCCGCAGGTACCCGTAGATGGCCTTTCCGTGTGGCAGGCCTGCCTGCGCCTGCGAGTTGGCCGTGCGGAGGTTGCCGTCGCGGATGCCCTCTGCTTCGTCCTCGGCGTCGACGGCGTGCATGGCCGTGGCCTTGAGGTCGTCGCGGCGGGAGAGATCGTAGATCTGGGAGTTGTAGCAGAGCAGAGTGCCGGTGTCGCGGAGGACCTTGCGGAGGCGGACGTAGGCCTCGAGGTCGCGGTAGTAGCGGCTGGCCTGGAACGCGACGACAATCCGGCGGGTGCTCGGCGGCGCCGGCTCGTTGGCGATGGTGTCGATCAGCGCTTCGAAGTCGTCGCGGACCTTGCGGCCGTGTCGACTGGCCGAGGTGTCGGCGTCCTCAAACTCGTGCATCACGTGCCAGTTGTGTCTGTCGCACAGTCTGCGGCCGGTGGCGAGCTGGTCGCTGACGGAGCTGCCTGTGCCGTCGCCGTCCGAGTTGCGGCCGTAGAGCATCGCTTCGAAGGCGACGCCGGGGAAGACGAGGTGCAGGTACTCGGGCGCGTAGGGCATACGTCGATGCTAGCGAGTGCTGACCGTCTCTAAATAGGTTTGTGGAGCCACAAAGTGATTTAGGGGTGGTCTTCTGTTAGTCGGGTGGGGTGGTGTCGCAGACTTCGGCGACGAGTTCCAGCGTCTCGTAGAGGCGGGTGCGCAGCCGCTCGATGATGATGATCAGGGAGGCTGGCTCCAGCAGTGCGAGATCTTCGGCGCGGAACGTCTCCAGGTCGCGGCGGGCGTAGTCGATCCGGGCCTTCTGGATGTCGGTAAGGCGCACGGCGGGGGGCAGCGGGGCTTCGTGCATGTGGGGGTCACCTTTTGCTGGGCGGGGGAGGGTGCGGCGCGCCTGGATGGGCGGCCGCTGCACGGTTGGTGCAGGTAATCCTGCATTCAACTTTTACATTTATGCAATCCATGTCACTCGAACGGGTGTTTTATTCGAATGGCGGTTGCGGTCTGGCCGAAACCTGAGGGCACAAATGTACCAACGATGGTACAGACATTGATCACCGCTCCCACCAGCGTTGATCCGTGCCCTCCGACCCCCTGCCCGCCCGGGTGCTCGCCCGCCGACAGGCCATCGGAGACCACATCCGCGCCGCCCGCACCGAGCGCAAACTCACACAGGAGAAGCTCGGCGAGCTCACAGGGCTGGACCGCAAAACGATCAACCGCATCGAGCAGGGCACCCACGCCACGTCGGTCGATCGCCTGATCCTCATCGCCGACGCCATCGGCGTCCCACTCGCCGACCTCGTGAGATGACCCGTCCTCGACACCCGCGTCTCGGTCTTCGCCGCACGGCCAGCCCCGCCCACCCGCCACAAGACAGCGGATAGACGGGGCCGGTTCAGTTACGTTCAGCGGCGTTCACGTGGGCGCCGGCTCCGAGACGGTGCGATCGGCGGCGTCGGTCCCGGCTCGGTCGGCCCGGAAGGCGTAGTTTCGATTACCCTCATCGTGTTCCCTCCTCTCCCAAGGGTTGGGATCCAGGCGTCTCGACCACTCGACCTTTGCGAGAGTGAGAGTGGTCGGGGCGTCACCCCGCGTACTGCGGGTAGTGGGTGAACTTCTCGGCGATGTGCTGGGCGGTGAGGTCCGGCACCGTGAGGTTGCCGGTGACCAACACGTCTTGGTTGCACCAGGAGCCGTCAAGCTCTACGAGCCATCCGCCGGGCTCCATCTCCCAATCTGCGTCTGAGAGTTTCACGACCACGTCACTGCCGCAGATGAATGCACGGGACGCCTGCGAGATGATCCACTCGGCCTTCCTGGTCTCCTTGGCCCCGTCGTTGTGGCACCTCTCTGCCATCTGCCAGAGCTTGCGCCAACTGACGCCCGGGGTGAGCGGACCCACGTAGGCGACCTGTCGGTCATCCACGAGAGTGCTTGCATAGCCGAAGACGGGCCCGAACATGGAGAAGGCGGTGGCACGCCCTCGACCCTTGCTTCCTTCGGCAGTTGCCATGGATTCTCCCTGTTTGTGCTTAGAGGTCCGGACTGTGAGGGCCGGACTCTAGCGGCTGGTACTGACAGCGGCCTGTGTCAGCAGCAGGGGCCGTCGCCGCAGCACGTCGGCTCGTTGCACTCGGCCTTGGTGCCCCACAGGGACTCGTCGACCGCGTAGCCGTGGGCGCGGATCTTGGCCACCACGTCCACCATCGTGACCTTGTCCCTGTAGCGGCTCTTCGGGGCGTGGTGGATGAACCGGCCGTACCGCTCGACGCACCACTTCTCGTAGTCCTCGGTGTGGAGCATGAACGTGTGCCATCCGGGGTCCACGACCTGAGAGGGCGACATGCCCTCACCCGTCTGGCCCATGACGTCCAGGAATGCCAGGGCCTCGTCCATGATCCGCTCGGCCATGGAACGCTCGTGCCCGTACTCCTCGGCACAGAAGTCCACTAGGCGCTCGAACAGCTCGCGGGACACGAGGTCCCTACCCAGCAGCAGAGCGACTGGCCTTTCAGGTGCCACAGTCATTGGCGGTCCTTTCTCCCATGTGAGTTGATGTGCACTTGCAGCCCGCCCCGAGGCTCGACCTGTCCAGGGTTGGGGCCCGGGGCGGGGGTCTATCTGGTGGGACGTCGCGGGCAGCGGGGGGCGCAGGCGAACACTTCGACATCGAGGCTGTGGGCGCCCAACGATCCGCGGGCTATGCCCACGCTCTTCGCGCTTCTCCACAACGGATTGCCGCACCAGACGCAGGCGCGGCCGTCGTACTGTGCGCGCGTGAGAGACCGTGCGGACGGCAGGGTGCGGCGGGTCATCGGCGGGTGGCGGCGGGGCGGTCCCCGTGGGCGGGGTGGCTGCGCATTTCCTGCTCGTACGTCGTGGCCTGTGCGATGTCGCCCCGAGCTTCGGCCGTCGCCCGCTGCCGGTCGAGGGCCGCGCACACGTCGCAGCCGGGCACCGGACGGGGCGGCCGGGTGGGGTCCATCAGCGTGACGGGCGCCTCGGGTAGGGGCTGTTGCGTCGTCATCTTCCGGCCTCCACGGTCACGGTGATCTGTCTCACACCCGTGACCGTAAGGCGCAGCTGGAAGCCTGAGGGGTAGGGTTCCTACCCCCTCGACAGGGGGTAGCGTTCCTACCCCCCACGTGATCACACGGGGACGCCGAGATCCCGAGCGAGGCCGAGCGCGTCATCACGGACCATCCGCGGGCCCGTCTTCACCAACTCCGGCAGGACCGACCTCGTGTGCAGGTTGTACTGGATCGTCTCCGGCGACTCGGCGAACGCCTTCCCCAGCAGCGACACCGCGGCCGTACCCTCCCCGAGCATCCCGTGCGCCCGCGCCGACTCGATCAGATGGTACGAACGCCTCGTCGCCGACGGGATCCGTCCCAACTCCAATGCCTCGACGACCTCCAGGGCCTTCACAGGCTGCATCAGATCGTTGTACATCGTGATCGCGTACCCGGTGACAATGCCCCGCCCGAAGATCAGCCACGGGTGCGCGTAGTCGTCCCCGAGATCACGAGCCGCAGCATCAGCCTTGTCCCAGTAGCGCCACGCGTCCCCGGCCTGGCCGGTCTTGGCGTAGGACAATGCCACCGCGAGATACAGCAGGCCACGGCGGGCGATGTGCTCCGGATCGTCACTCGACGGCAGCAGCGCCGCCGCCTGCTCCGCCAGGTCCACGCGCGCCTCCGCAGCTTCGCCGGCATCCCGGTGGACATGGTTCATGTACCAGGCGGCGCCCGCGATGGCGCGTGGGCTATCGGCGTCTTGCGCGGCCGTCATGGCGCGGTCGCCGGTGAGGACGACGAGATCGGGTGCGGGCTGGAAGGAGAGGAACAGCTGCGCGAGGTGGTAAGTCTCTGCGAGGGCGACGAGGGCGCGCCTGCGGTCGGCTCCTTCCAGGACTTTGGCGGAGTGCTGGGCGTCGGCGAGGAGCTGCGGGAGGAGCCGGGCGATCCGGGTGCGGTTGCCTTCCACGGTGCGGCCGTGGGTGATCTGTGGGTCGCGGTCGTGCCAGAGCTGCCAGGCCCTCCGTAGCCGGGCGGTGAGGACGTCGACAGGCTCGGGTTCACGGTCCTCGGGGGCGAGCCGGTATGAGGTGAGGGCGCGCTTCACTGTGGGCAGGTCGCCGTGTTCGGCTTTGGTGTAGGTGGCGACGGCGAGGCGGTCGTCGCCCATGAGGTCGGCGATGTCTTCTACGCCGAGGACGTGCGCGAGGCGGAGGAGTTTGGGGAGGCGGGGCATTCCGATGGAGCCTTTTTCGATGGCCTTGACCCACTCGGTGGACTGGTCCATGAGGCCGGCGACGACGGCGCGTGTGAGGCCGACACGTTCGCGGGCGTGTTGGACGCGTTGGCCGAAGGCGAGTGCTGGGGGTGCGGTGTCGGTGTGCTCGGGCATACTGGACTCCGTTCTGACCTAGACACTCAGAACGCTACTCCCCCTCCGCGTGGGGGATATGGCGGTTGCGCCCCCTGTCCAGTGCCCGGGCCTGCTCAGGGGGCGTGCCTGTGTCGGTGCTCGCGGATACGCTTGTCTCATGTCCCCCAACCCCCTGCCTAGCGGCGCTGTGCGGCCTGCTGCGGTCGTGAATGAGGACATCCGTGCCCTGTGGCCGCGTGAGGGGACGCAGCTCACGGCGGCGGAGCGGGCCGAGTACGAGCGGCTGTTGGAGGAGTGGGCGGCCGCGGCCCGGGCCGAGGTCGTTGAAGCCGCGTAGCTATCTCGCTGAACTCCCCAGGGCTGGGGAGAGTTTCGCGCGCGGGCCCGCTACGGTGAACGTGCCTCCGTTGACCGTGGCCGGTCCGTATGGCGATGCCCCCGGGGTGGTGCCCGGGTGCTTTTTCACAGGTACTTGCGGCGCGGGTCGAGGCCCGCGGCGAGCGGGCTGGGGGAATCGCTACTGCCCGGATCGGGGGCGCCGTCGCGGCGGCACACCAGGGCGTCAGGGTCGTCCGCGGGAGGCTGGAGGCTGTAGCCGTCCGGGCAGGTCTGCCCATCCTGCCCATCACGTCCGTCCGTCCCGTCCTGCCCCGCGGGACCGGCCGGGCCCTGCGCGCCCTGAGGACCGGTAGGACCCGCAGGACCAGCCGGTCCGACTGCCCCGACCTCTCCGTCCTTGCCCGAGGTGCCGGCCGCTCCCGTAGCGCCCGGTGTCCCCGGGGAACCAGACGGGCCAGGCGAACCCGCAGGACCCTGCGGGCCCGGGATCGGGACGGGGACCTCCGCGCGCGCCGACAGCGAAGGCACCGCCTTGCTCGGGTCCGGAGCCACCGGAGTCCCACCCCGCGCCTGCACCTGCGCCCGCAGCGCCCGCACATCCCCCGCGAGCAAGCTGACGGCGTCGCCGCGCTTGTTCGCCTCGGCCGCGGCCGCCGCATACCTGCTGTCCGACTCGTCTACGCGGTGCCACGTCGCCCACGCGATGCCGAACAGAGCGACGATCGCGCAGGCTGTGGCAATGCCCCGCCAGTGCAGGACGATCGTTCGCTGGGTCCGGGTCATGGTTGCGGGTTTCCTCCGAGTCGGATGTTCTCTATCTCTAGCTGGGTGATCCTGACGAGGTACTCACGACGCTGCTGCTGCAACGCGGTGACCTCGGCTTGCGCCGTGGCCAGCTCGGTGCGTTTCGCGGTCAGTTCCTCTTGGAGCTGGTCCGTGAGCGAGTTGCGGGTCTCGCCCCGCTTCCCGATGTACGCCACCACCGAGCCGGACAGCACGCCCACGCAGGTGAGGACGGCGCCGATGGTGGTGGCGTCCAACAGGACTCCTAGACGCCCGAAGCCGTCGAGGCGGAGTTCCTGGCACCGAAGCCGCGCGCGGCCAGACCCTTCACGAGGGACACCACCGCAGCAACACCGCCCGTGGCGACGGCCTGCCAGAACGAGGCGTGCAGCACGTCGGCCGGCCCGGAGGCGACCACTACCGCGGTGGTCCCTCCGAGGAACGTCCAGATGACACGCTCGGCAAGGTCGCGGCCGTAGGTGGCCGCGGTCTTCACCACGGTGTTCACGTCAGGGAGAGACGACTCAGACATGATCAGGATCCCTTCGTTGCGGCGCCGGTCACATCGACGCTCACCTTGACCACCGCTTCCGCGATGGCCACCTTCACCGCTGCCACCACGGCAGCCGTGTCCACACCGGAGCCGATCAGCTCGGCGAGCTTCGTGATCGCGGCGGTCTGTGCGGCCTCCGCGGTACGCACCGCGTCGATCCGCTTGAGGATCTCCGTCTGCACGCTCGACAACGTCCACGTCGGGTTCGTGGCGGGCGCGCCCGGGACGGAGATCACCCCGTCGTAGGTCAGCACCGCCTTCGCGACCTCGGCAGCAGTGGGCATGTCGTCCTCCTCAGGTACGGGCTGCCCCTTGGCCAGGGCAATGAGCTTGGCGAACGGCAGAGCGCCGGGGTCGCCGTGGTCGTTCTCGGGAACGTGCTGGTGCCCGCACACGCCCTCGAAGGCGTTCCATTCCGCGAAGGACATGCGGGCCGGGCTGGCCCCGTACGACGCGGGCGTGACACCCGGACGCCGGGGGTCCGGCCCGTAGTTCAGCCACATCGACGGCCCGGACAGCGGCACCCCGTGCTCGGCGTTCAGCCAGCGCAGGAAGTCCGCGAGGTCCCGGAGTGCCCAGTCCGGCGGGTCACCCCAGTAGATGTAGTCCTTGCCCGCGACGCGGCTGCCCCAGCGCTCGCGCTTCGAGTAGTCGCAGGTCCCCTCAAGTTCCACCTGCACCACGTTCAGCGTGTTCGTCTGTACCCCGCCGGCCAGGTTCTGTAGCGCGCGGGACGAGCGGTCGATGTCGAAGTGCTGGTACCAGTCGAGGCGTTTCCGGGCGAAGTTCGAGATAGCGGTGAGGTTCGGGGCCATCGCCCCGCCGTCGTAGTCGGTGAGGCCGACGCCCTCAGTGGTGTGGAGTCCTGCGACGTTGACCTCCATGAGGTCGCCGCCCCATCTGGTTTGCCACCAGTGCGCTGTGTTGGCGCCCGGGTATGTTTGCGGTCCGGTTCCGGTCATGGTTAGTCCTCTCTCATATGACGGTTATGACCTGCTCGTATCTCTGCGCGACCACGCTGTTCACACTGGCCGTACCGGCAAGGAACGCTCTCACCACGTTCACCACATCGATGTCCTGTACCACGGGCGCCTCCTGATCGATCCCGGAAATACTCACCGAAGCCACGGGCTCACCACTGATGTTCTTCCCAGTGATCACGTAAGTGGGCATAGTTCAAACTCCTTTAAGCGATGCGCTGCAATGAAATGTAGCTATCCGTGAAAAGGGTCGTGGCGGTCGCGTTCGAGACAGATTGAGACCAGGTCAAAGCCCATGTCCCACCAGTTGGCCCGACGCGAAGAGTGCCGTTGATGAAAAGGGACATTCCATTGCCGACACCGAGGCCGCCGTACGTCCTGAACTGGGTCACGTCATTGGCCTCGACGCGCAGCATGTAGCCGTCGGCGCGTACGGTGTCCGTCTCAAGGGTCGGGGTGGTGTTTGCGCCGATAACGAGGACACCGACGCCATGTCCGCCCCATCCGCCGAGGGACCCCGTAGGGGCGCTGAACGCGATAATGAGGTCTCCGCCCGTGGCCGCGTCGTACCGGATCCACCCGTGCCACGCATAAACCGCGCCTGCTTCCGCAGTGAATTGCAGATGAGGGTCCGCTGTTTGGGTCGTGGTCGATGAGCGGGAGGTGTCCGAAGTTTTCCGCAGCACTACGGGTTGCATCGACCGGAGCAGAGCGGCGGTGAGCCTCTGCCCTGCAAGGGGCGTGGGATAGGCCTCTGGCACGAGATGTCTCCTTACAGGGCGAGGATGGTCGGGTTGGCGAGGCTCACGGCGGTGCCTGCGGTTTGGGCTTTGATGATTCCGTTGACGGAGCGGGCGCCGATGGTGAACGTTTGTGGTGAAGTCCCGCCTGCGATGCGGGTGACGGTCATGGTTTCGCCGCCGACGCTGATATCGAACGGGAAATCATCGGGGTTAGCGGTCTCACTCGCGAGACGGAAAATGATTTCGTCCGCGTAGAGAACATCAGCGGACGGCGGAAAGTTGGGCACGGTCGGTGCCAAGTTTGCGTACACGGAGCTTGCCGGGGCGGTCGCGGTGAGTGAGAGGAAAGTCCAGGTGTTCGCGGCGACCGTCAACTCATTTCCCGAAGTGCTCAGATATCCGTGAGCGACGTCGAACCAGTTGACGTTCAGGTCGACGGCGCGCGAGGTGGCGCACAGCAGCCACCCCGACAGCGTGTACTGCTGGCCGACCGTCACAGGAATCTGCTCGCTGCCCGCGTTCGGGAACTGGGAGACGCCGTCCGGGGTGATCTGTAGCGACCACAGGCCAGGGAATGCCGGGGTGCCCGGAGTAGCTACGCGGGCGATAGCGGATCCGGAAGCCGACCAGTTGTTGAGGTCGGTCTCGAAATTCCTGTTCGCGTTGAGCTGCCCGTACTGCACCCAGGCCGGGCCCGAAGTGGTGACCACGGACAGGGTCGTCGCGCCCGCTGTGACGTCCGCCGCGAGCTGGCTGCCGGCCGTGTCCAAGCGGGCGGTGGTGTCGAGGACCCCGATCGCGCTGTAGGGGCTCGCGGGGGCGCAGGTGAACGTCAGCTTGTGCTGGAAGTGGGTGATGGACTCCTCGAATCCGAGGATCAGCTGGTCGATCGTGTCCCCGCCGAGCCAGGACGGCGGGTTGATGATCTGGACGCGGTCGCCCATCCGCAGCGCGAGGACCGCCCGCCGCATGTCCGGAGTGATCGACGCATGCGCCAAGTTGACGCTGATCTGCGGGTAGCGGGCCTCGTCCACCGTCCCGTGGTGCACCCGCCACGCCGCCTGGTCCAACAGCGTCGGCGTGTCCGACGTCGCAAGGTTCAGGGTGAGCGGCGAGTCTGCGTTCGGCCCGTACACGCCCACCCCGGCCGGCGGGGGCGCTGTCGACAGGGGGCCGGCTGTCTCCTCGTAGGTGGCCGTCACGCCGCCCACGCTGACCGTGACGCGGTTGGCCAAGTAGCGGTCGTCTTCTACCGGGGTGGGGACCTCCGCCAAGTTGAACCCGGCGTAGTTCAGCACCAGGGCCGGGTCCTGGTTGTACAGCGATGCCCGGGTGCGGTAGCCGAGTCCGAGCACGGCGAGGTTCTCGTACAGCAGGCCGTCGTCGGCGAGGACGGCCTCCTGCATCAGGGTCAGCGGATTCTGCTTACCCTGCGCGCCCATGTCGACGGTGTCGTCGAGGTCGCCCACCCAGTCGAACGGGATCCCCTCCTCGCCGCACAGGCGCTGAATGCGGCGCCCTGCGGCCTCCCCGATCGGGTTGAGGCGTACCCCGAGCGCGCCCACAGCGGTGATCGTGTTCTCCACGGTCACGTGCCCGACGGCGACCCCAGGTAGGTACTGGGTGCCAGCCGGGCCAGCTGTGGCACGAGCCGCGGGGCCGAACTGCACCTTGACCACGCGGGAGAGCTGGGTCACGTTCTGGGTGTCGGTGACGCTTGACGTTGCCCCGGTGTTGATGTCCGTGATCCGCACCGTTCGGGTGATCGCCGTCCCGGACTCCTGCAGCTCGACGGACACGTACATTTGACGGCCGCGGACATCCAGGGTATGGGGCAATTGGATACCGAGGAACGTGCCGTCGGACGCACACGTGCGCAGCACCAGCGAGTTGGAAGCATCGGTTGTCGAGTAGTACAGCTCCCAGAACTGCGCCGAGCCGGCGGAGTAGTCGACCTGGTCGATCGAGCAGAGCACCTTGCCGTCCGACAGGCCGATCGCGGGAATGAAGGCGAGGAAGCGGACCTGGGTCGCGGTGGGTTCGTCGTAGGCGACGACGCCCCCGGACAGGTAGCTTGCGGTGAGGTCGGGCAGCGGATCGGACGCGCCGAACCCCGCGTATGAGGCGAGGGCTGGGGTTCCAGAGATTGTCATCGGGGAGCCGCTGACGAGCGCGGACTTGATTGTCGTCGCGTCCGACGGGTCCTCGCACGACCAGTACGCCACCACCGACGACGGGATCGGATCCGTGACCGCGTTGTAGATCACGCTGCGTTCCGGAGTCGGGCCCTGCGCGAGGCGTTGGAGGGGTCCGTTCACGCTGACGTCGACCCATACGTCCGCGCCCGTCGGGTCCCACGATGCGGGCCAGCGCGGGATCTCGCCCTGGACGCGGTACGACTTGCCGCCCATCCCGTCCGGGACCGAGATGCGGACCGGTTGGTTGCGTCCGATCTGCCCGTACCAGACGCCCATGGGGTTCCTGGGGGTAAACCGGCCGTCCTGGTTCTTCAGCGGCAGGCTGGCGCTGGCCTGTTCGGTCTGGTTGCCCTCGTCGCGAATCCCCTTGGTGAGGGTGATCTGCCCCTGGTCATCGCGGACCATGACGTACGAGGTGATGTCCACCCACACGCCGTTGACGAGCAGCTCCACCGTCACGGGGGCGCCGGTCGAGGCCGCCCCGGACGCGCCGAGGGGACCAGCCGCGGCGCGCATGCGGCGCTGCCAGCCCATCGACCGTGCGGCAACACTCCCTGGCATCAGTCACCTACTCGTCGAAGCAGACCCACGTTGAAAGGTTCACGGCCGCGCCGAACGTGCACCGCACCCGCAGGAACTTGGAGACGGCGACGATGGGCCGCTCGTCCGGCATCCACTGGTAGACGTAGTTGAGGTCCGTAGCCCCAGCCGTGGGAGGGACGAGGTTGGCGTCGAACGTACGGCTCGCTGTGGTGGTGCCTTCGGCCGAAGCCGTGTAGCCCGTAGCTGTCGTGCTCAGCGTCATCAGGGACGCCGGCGCATTCGGGTCCAGCGGCTGCACACCGGCTGCGACGTGCGCGGTGACCGTCGCGGCGACGTCGGTCTGAATCAGTTCGACCTGCCCGGCCGACCCAGGCACGCCATCGAGGGTGAACCCCCACGAGATGAGCTGGATCTGCCGTGTGCTCGGGGTTGCGATCTGAAGCATTGTCTTGATCGCGGTGCCTGTCGTCACCTTCTGCTGGGCTGCCGTTGTGGCCATCGGCCCGTTGAACACGCGGTACCTGTGGATGCTGATCACTCCCTCATGCGGGTCGCCCCATCAGGGCGACTTGAACGTTGCCTCCGCGCACGCGGACGAACCGGCGCAGCTCCTTCGCCAAGAACTCGTCGTACGGCGAACCCCCCGAGCGGATCTCCAGCTGAACCACCGCCGGGCCACCGCCGCCCATCGCTGCCATGCGGCGTGAGTCCGGCCCGGACCGCACCCGGGAGCCGACAGGGAGGTCCAGCAACTCGGGCTCGTGCTCGCCCACCCACGTCAAACCCCCGCGCAGGCCACCCGACGCAGCCGCTCCGACGATCCCGCCGGATGCCTTCTTCCCGATGGCCTTCGAGATCGACTTCTCCATGACCTTCGCGAGGTTGTTCATGGCCTTCTCCAGCTTGGCCTGCTGCCCCTTCAGGGAGTCGACGAGCTTCTGCTGCGCCTTGATCGCAGCCCCGTACACCGCATCGGCCGTGGTCTTACCGGCGGACGTGGCCGCCTTCGCGATCTGCCCTTGCAAGCTGTTGACGGAGGAGATCTCCGACGACGACGCCCCCAGCAGCGCGCCCGCGGTCTCCAGGCCGCCGCCCTCAATCCCGGCCTCACCGATCTGCTGAATCAGATCCTTCGACAGGCCCTTCGACTTCAGGCCCTTCAGCGCGCCATCGAACGCGGTCGCCTTGTCCCGGCTCGCGGTGAGCCCGCCCATGATCGAGGCGACCGTAACCGTCCCGCCGGCGCCCCCGCGGGTGATGTTCGCCGAGGACAGCACGCCGCCCTTGACGCTGTCGGAGAGCTGCGACGCGCTGTTCTTCAGGTTGTCGAGCTTCGACTTCGCCTTGTCGAGGGACGCGGTCACCTTGCTCAGCGACTTTTCTGCCTTGATGAGGCTCTTGCCGACCGAGTCCAACTGGTGCAGCAGACGCGACTCCGTGCCACCGTGCGTCGCGCCCTTGATCTCGCCGCGTGCGGTGTTCAGTGCGGCGACCAGCGACCCCAGATCGGACGGGGTAGCGAGGCCCTTCTCGAATGAGGTCCGCTGGTACCCGGCCATCCGCCCGAACGAGCTGATCCCGAACTGGCCTCGCAGATTCCCGCGGGCGTCCTTCTCTGCTTGGGCCAGCTTCGACACCTTGCCGCCCTTGGCGAACTTCGGCCCGTCGAGCTGACCGTCGTTGACCCGCTGGAGGAAGCGCTCGCCGTACTTCTGTACCGCCGCAGCTTTGATGACGAACTCGCCGTTGCTGAGCCACGGAGCCGGGACATCATCCGACGTGCCTGTCCCCGGGCCGCGGACAAGGCCGCCCTCGGCGTACCGGAACCCCGAGCCCTTTCCGGTGTACAGGCCGCCTGTCGCGCCGACCATGTCGTGGACGCTCTTGCCGCCGGAGACGCTGTTCGAGGTCGAGTAGTTCGTCTTGATGTTGTGGAACGTCCACGTCGTGGCGCTCTTGCCGTCCAACCGGCGCAGCGCGGCGGCGATGTTGTTGATCGTGGAGAGGGCGCCGCCCTTCGTGGACACCGTCACCGAGCCGTCCGGGAGGCGCTTCACCTTCAGCCCGAACGACTCCAGCACCTGCTCACCCGACTTGCTGAGCGCCTTCAGCGTCACCGACTTCGCGCCCGGAGTCGCCTTGAGCGCCGCGTTGAACGACTCGATATCGTGCTGCGCGTCCTCCTTGTTCATCTTGAACGTGGTGGTCTTGTCCGGGATCTTCAAGATCTGATCCGCGAGCGCCGCTGCTTCCGTCTTGCCCAGGCCCATGGCCCGTGCTGACGCGATCAGTTGCTCACGTCCCCGGCTGTAGATGCCGTTGACCTTCTCCCAGGACGCGCCCGACTCCCGTGCGCTCGATGCCGCGCTGTCAGTCTTGTCCGCAAGGTCGCTGAGGAGCCCGGCAGCTTCACGCTGCTTGTCTGTGTTCAGGCTCAGCTGGCCGTTTTGCATGCTGAGAACGTCGTGGTACTTCTTGCCGCCCGTGGACGCAGCATCGATCGCGGCTTCGAATCCGATCATCCCGCCGAGACCTTGCCGGTTGACATCGTTCAGGGCCTGGATCGCGCCGCGCAGCCCGTCCGCGCTCGCCTTCTGCGCGTCCAACTTCGCCGCCGTGTCCTGAGCCGCCTGCCCGAACAGCCCCTGCGACTGCGCCGTCAGCTTCGCTTCCAGCGCCTGATCCGCCAACGCGTCCTTGTACTTGGTGAGGCTCCCTTGCAGCTTCTTGACCTGCTCCGGGTTCATGCGGCTGAGCATGTCCGTGAGCGCGGCCCCGGCCAGCTTGGCCTTACCGCCCTTGACCAGGTCGGCCAGAGACTCATCGATCGCCTTGAAGGAACCGGTCAGTTCCTCCGTGGCGTCGCCGCCCTTCAGCAGGCCGCCCGAGACGCTGTGACCCCAGTTGTTGACGCTCTCCGAAATGCTGGGGTCGAGCACCTTGTCCATCTGGGACTTCAGCTTTTCGAAGTGCGCCCCGAACTTGCTCGCTGCCTCACCCGTGACCTCACCGGTGGCACCGAGCCTGGTCAGCGCCGAGGTGAGCTTGTCGACATCCGGAGGCGCCGACTTGCCGATGTTCGATAGCTTCGACAGGACCAGGACCACCGCGGCGATCCCCGCGACAACGACCGTGGCCTTCGTCGCGGTACCCAGCGCCATGAACGCGGCACGCAGCCCGGCCACGCCGCCGCCCGCAGCAACTGATGCGGCCCGCAGTGCGGTGATTTTCGTGGCCAGCGACTGGATCCCGCCCGCAGCCGCCCCGATTCCCGCACCCGCCAGCTTGATCAACTTGAACGCCGCGTACATCTGCATCAGCCGGCCGATGACCTCGGGCGGGACCGCCGACACCATCTTCGCCAGCGCGTTCACCACCGTCAGCAGACCCGGCCCCGCCTGCGCCGCGCCCTGCGCCAGGTTCCCGGCCGCCGACGCCAAATTGGTCAGCAGCTCCTTGACCGCAGGCCCTTGTTCCCGCGCGTACTGCATGAACTGAGACAGCGGGCCGTGCGCGTTGCCCTCGGACAGCACCCGCCCGAAGTGGATCGCCCCGTCCGTCGCGCGCTTGAGGGCCGAGTTCGCGAAGTCGCTGACCTTCTTCGACAGCGTGTCGAACCCGCTCGTGTTGATGGCGCCGCCCGCGACGGTCACCAGCCGGTCCAGCTGCTTCGCCGCGCCCTCCGCCATCGGCGTCAGCTTCGGAACGATCTGCCCCAGCACCGCGAAGCTCTTCTCGACCGGCTGCATGGTGAACTTCGCCGTGCTGTCGGAGAACTGCGTGAACTTGTCCTTCAATACCAGGTACGCGCCCGCAGCCTGCTGCGTCGCCTTCGGCATCCCCGCGAGCACCTGCTGCGCCTGCTGCTGCGCCGCGATCGCCTGCTTCGACTGCGCCCCGTACCGCTGGACCGCATCGGAGTACTTCGTCTGCGCGTCGGCCGCGTCCTTCAGGTTCGCGATCTGCGGGATCACCGCAGCACCGAACGCGGCCACCGCCAGCCCAGCGGCCCCAGCCTGCACAGCGATCGGAGCCAGCGACGCGGCCACCGGAACCGCGGCCGGGGCGAGGGACAGCAGCGACGCCCGGACGTCCATGAGCGCCCCGGTCAGGCCGTTCCCGGACCGCTGCATGTCCCCGGCGGTCGCCGCGAACCGGCCGCGCATGTCACGCAACCTGCCGTTGACGTCGCGGAATCCGGCCGCCGTGCGGTCATCGACCCGGACTGTGATCGTCACGTCGTCAGACATCGTCTACCTCCCCACCAGGCTCGTTGCCACCGCCGAGTTCCTCCATCGCCAGCAGGCGCAGGAGATCGGCGTCCTCCTCGTACAGCTGGCTCGGCAGGCACCCGAACCGTTCACACAGATCGAGCACCCACCGCGCGCGCTTCAGCTGGCGAGGCTCGGTGACAGTGCTTCCATCGGGACGGACTCCACCAGGGACGGCTCGCCAGAGGGCGAGCTCTCCGGCAAAGGGTCGGCCTTGTGAACCCCCTGGAGTGAATCCATCCACGCGTTTGCGAGGGCGAGGACCAGCTCGTGGTCCTGCTCCTGCACGGCCTCCGGAGTGGCCGGCACCGGGGACCCGGTCTCCTCCTCTTCGAGGTTCCAGGCCACGAGGTGCCGGCCGAAGCGGGCGATGAGCCCGTTGACGGTTTCGCCTTCGCCGCCGTCGTATCCGGTGAACTGGAGGAACTCGCCGATGGACATGCCGCGGAGGCGTACTTCGAGGCCGTAGAGGTCGTGGCCTGGTTCGAACTGGATGAGGGTGGTCTTGCGCTTGATCTTGTAGCTCATGTGCGTGCGCCTCTCAGGCCCAAGTCGGGACGGTGCCGTCGGCCAGGGAGCCGGGCGCGGACCAGGTGAGTTCGCCGCTGTCGGAGCGGGTGAGCTGGTAGTCGGAGAAGAGGAGTTCGCCCGCGAGGGTGACGCCGTTGACGGTGTTCGTGCAGGTCCGCATGACGCCCGTGGACGGAACGGTGCGGAACACCAGGTGGGAGCCGGTGGCGTTGAAGACGCCGTTGTAGGTGACGGACATGTCGGCGAGCAGAAGGAGCCGCTCCACCGCGCTCTTGTCGACACCCGTGATCTCCTGCACTCCGCGCGGCGTGCTCATCTGCCAGTTCGTGACGTCGTTACGGATGTCCGTCGGCGTCCCCGCGCTGGTGTCCACCGACAGTGCCGTCTGGCCGAGGCCGCTAGCCTTCGCCATGGCCGATCACCCCTTCTCGATTGCGTTGCTGATCGCCTGCTGATGCGTGGCGAAGTCGTCCAGCCAGTTGCCCGGGTTGTGATGCACCCGGTCTTTCGTGCCGCGTGGGTTGCCGCGGTGGTCGCCGTCCCGCACGACGTACAGCGGCGGCCGGTCGCTGACGCGGATGCGGTGGTCGCTGGCGCGGAAGCACGGCTGGCCGGCGTCGAACACCAGCCACGTCTCGTTGGCCGTGACCTGCTGCTCCTGGTACTTCCGGCCCGAGGTGCGGGCGGCGTGGAGCATGTCCGCGGGCAGGCCCTCGACGCGGGTACGCCAGCCGTTGAGGTAGTGCGGGCAGCTGACTTCCTCGCATGTCGCCGGGCGGAAGTGCGAGCGGAGCGGGGAGACCACGGCGTACGTCTTGTACGCGTGTGCGGGCGCCTTCGGCTCGGGCCGGAACAGTTGGACCGTCATCAGAACGTCACCCCCGCGATCTCGTTCTTGATCACGTTCACGGCGAAGACGAGGTTGGTGAACCCGCCGGTTGTTACCGTGCTGGCCCGCAGATAGCGGCGCAGCGTCGCCGTGTTGCCCAGCGCGATCCGCTCCGCGAGCGGCGCCCCCGCAGTGATCTGGGTGAAGTTGAACCCAGCAACGTCCGCGAACGTCACGTTGTCCGCGGAGTCCTGCACCTTCACCGTCACGTCCGTGCCCGTGAACGCGGACACCTGGAGATAGGCCTGCCCGCCGAACGAGGACGATGCGAGCGTGTCGATGCCCGTGCCGTTCGTCGCCGCGCTGTCCGTGCGCAGCCCGGGGGTGAGCTGCTGCCCCCACTCGATGCCGAAGCTGTTGGCCTGCGCGGACACGCCGAAGGTGAGCATCCCGTCGTCGCCGCGCTGCGGGTCGTAGTTGATCTGCTTCGACACCAGGGATGCGGCCGCGTCGCCGAGCGTCGTGCCCCGGCAGTAGGTGACGATCTGGTCTGTGCGGGGCAGCGCGGCGAGTTTCTCGTGCGTGCCGCCCGTGACGGCGACGTGGTTGAAGAACGCGGTGTACTCGATGGCGCCGTCCCGCTCACCGCCGAGGCGCTCGTACCCGCCCTTGTCGATTCCGGTGTAGTTGAGCAGCGCGGGGCCGCCGCCGACCCGTCCGAGCTGCTGGATATCGCCGGAGGCGTTGAACCCGGCGATGTACAGGTTGTCCCCAAGCCCACTGCTCTTCACGGGGCCTCCGTCCATGCGTCGTTGATCGCGAGTGGGATGGTGAGCGTGGCCACCCGGTAAGTCGTGCTGTCGAAGCGCGTGAAGCCGAACCGCGCCCGCAGCCCGGCACCGTGCATGCCGAGCAGGTCGACGTTCGCCACGGTCCCGCCGAGCTCGAAGTCCCCGGAGTATGCGTTCATCAGCCCGTCGACCGCGGCCGTCACTGCGATGTCGACGTCGTCCTGCGGCTCGCTGTCCGCAGGCATGAACACCCGCCCGGTCAGCTCTAGTCGGGCCGATACCGAGGACAGTCCGGACCGTGCCGGGATCGGAGCGATGTCCGTGACCCACAGCGCGTAGATCAGACCCGACCCGGGCGCGGACACGGGCTCGTGGCCGAGTACCTGCTCGAACAAGCCGAGGCTCTGAGCGTGGGACATAGCCGCGCTGCGGTAGGCGAGGAGATCGAGGGCCACCGTGATCACATCCTGCCCGTATACCGGCGCAGGAGCCGCTCACCGATACCGACCTTGCGGGCGTTCAACTTTTCCCGGGTGACGGTCCAGTGGTCGTAGCCGCGGAATTTCGTCACCGGGAAGTTCCGGGACCCGATGCCGGCCAGCCACGGCCCGTACACCACGCGGGAGTCGGAGATCTTGTGTCCCTCGATGACCTTGCAGCGGGATTCGTAGTAGCCGGTCGGGTTGCGGAACACGCGGTGCATCTCGCCGCGGAGGATGTTCAGGCCCTCTTCGGCGAGGTCGCGCTCCAACCTGTTGACGTAGGCGTTCGCGGCGGCGCGGGCCCGTCCGTCGAAGAGGGGGCCGCGGGACTGGGTGGATACGTCGAGCAGCACGTCACACGCTCCTCGTCCGAGCCTTGCGGCCGTGGCTGGTGTAGACGCGGTCCCGTAGGTCCTTCAGGCCACGGCCGGACGCTTCCCGCTCGTTGTCCCCAGCCCCGGCGGTCCGCGCGTACCCGGAGCGGCCCTGCAAGAGGTCCGTGAGGGCTTCCGCGACGCACAGCTGCCGGACGCTTCCGGGCGCATCCCAGCGGGCCACGCTCGCCCCGCTGCTGTGGACGGCGGCCGTAGTACCGAGCGCGCCACGCACGACGGTGAGGACCCGGGGGGCGTAGATCGCGGAGTCGGGGTGCGCGGCGAGGACGGACCCGTCCCACGCGCGGGTCACGGTGAGTGTGTTGCCTGCGATGTCGGTGATCAGCATCCGCTCGGAGTCCCGGAGGATCACCTCACCGACCGCGTACACGCCGCCGTTCGCTGCGCCGATGCTGACGTCGTTGTTGGTGTTGGTCATCGAGTCGCCGAAGCCCTGCCCGGTGTCGAGCTGGGTGCGGCCGGTGACGATCATCCGCTCGTTGTCGATACGCAGCAGCGACCCGACACCGAGCGCCGCAGACGCGGGCCCGTCGACCGTGATGGTGGTCGCGCCAGCCGTCGCGACCTGCGCGGCGAGGGTGCCGGCCGCGGTCTCGTCGTTGCGGTAGCCGAACAGCCCGGTCACCACGATGTCCTGCTGGTAGGTGCTGCCCCCGCCGAACGAGGCCGGGCCGCCGAGGTTGATCTCGATGCGCGTGTACGGAGGCTCGGCCTTGTCGTCGGCCCGGCGCAGGAGGTAGTCCCCGGGGGCGATCGTCTTGCCTCCGGAGGTGAGGGAGGTGACGGAGACGAGCTCGTTCGCGTCGAGGCGCAGGATCCACGGGGTGGCCCCAGTACGGGGCGGCCAGTCCATTTTGCGGGTGTCCTGCATCGGGTAGAACACGCGGTGTGTCAGACCCTCGACGGCCTCGGTCGCATCGGCCAGCGCGCGATCGATCCGGGCGTTGGAGCGTGCGGTCTCTTTCACGTCCAGCTCGGCCTTGATTTCCTCGCGGGTCGCGTACCAGGGTGTCGTCATCTCTCGTCACCTCCCTTCGATGTGCGTTGTCGGATCAGGGTCAGGACTTGTCAGCAGCCGAGTCGGTCGCCGACGTACCGTCCGCCTGGCCGCCACCCGTCGAAGGGGCAGAAGGGCTGTCCGTCTGGCCCTTCTTTGAGCGGCTCCCCGTCGTTCGGACACGCGACGGGGGCGGCGTCTCTTTCGGTGCGGGCGAGCTCGACGGCTTCTCGGGTGATGTCGAGGAGTTGTTCCCAGCTGATACGTCCTCACCGCCTTCTGTCGCGGCCGCGACAGCCTCAGCGCTCAGCACGTGCTCGCCGTCCGCGAGCCCAGTCAGCGCGTTGGATGGCCCGCCGTGCACGGTGACCTTGGCCATGTCGTCGTCCTCCTCCGGAGGTCGTGTCGCTTCGTTGACGCGCACAGTCGACCCGCAGTGCGGGCACTGCGGCATGCCCACCGCGTACTTGGTTGTGCACTCCGCGCACTCCCACAGGGCCATGTCAGGCCCCCATGGCGGGCAGGTTCGCAGGGGCGCGGCCCGTACCCAGGTCACGGGTGATCGCCGTGACGGCGCCCGCGCCGGTGCTGGTGAGCTTCACGTACTTGTAGGTGTCGGAGAGGCTGGTGCCCTCGACCTCGACGACGGCCGCGTTCTGTGTCGCCGCCGCTGCGGTGACCATCGTGGCCGCGGCCGCCTGCGTCCGCCGGGTCCACGCGTCCGACGCGTTCCCCGTGTTGGTGTGGTACTCGGTGATGATCGCGAGGTTCTGCGCGCCGGTGCCCGCGGAGTCCTTCGCCTCCTGCAGCGTGTACGTGTCGCCGACCGCGCCCGTGAGGAAGCAGCTGAAGGTGACGCCGGCCGCGGCGCCCTTCAGAGCGATCCACACGCCATCGGCGGCGGGGGTGACGTTGACCAGACGGCCAAGGGCCTTCTGCGACATGGGGTGTTCCTTTCGTCTGCGGGGCGGGTCCGGGGCGACACTGCCGGCCCGGTAGTGGCCGCCGTCGGGGCGTTACTGCCGACGGCGGCCGAGGGGTGTTAGAGGAGCTCGACGAACGGGGAGAGCGTGGAGGTGCTGCCGTTGGCGGGGGTGATCGCGGACTGGATCCACGGGCGG